GTTTAGCCCGAATCGAACATGTTCGGGCGTGCAGATGCAGTCAATCGACATTTGGAGGAACCTAGACACAAGATTTTTGATCAAAATCTATGGGGTGAACAAATAGTCGAGTTTGAAGTTTTTGACAAAGAGAGCGGGGTCAAACTCCCCAACGAACCCAGCACATTGACTTACTTACAGAAGTATTGCTAGTGTCATCGATCCACCCAGAAACGCGAGCTTCGTCCTCGCTTCACCCGTACAGGCTTCACCTTCGACTCAAAACACGAAGTCTGCTACTCAACTTGCCCGGTAAATACCATCGCAGCCTTTTCACGAACCGCAAACGTTCAAAAGACCCCTAGTTTACTTTGGGTCGACCTCTTGCGCGATTCGTTTTCACGATGGTTAAATCGCAAACGAGATTAAATTCTCATGGGCGCTGTTTCTTGGGATCAATTCTTGACGCTTGCCGATCAAACGAAAACCGATCGGTATAAGTCTGGCATGGCCGCTTGGAAAAAACGACTCTCTCTCAGAGGCACATTTGGTGTCTTTTGCAAACCTAACTAGATCAACTTTGAAACTGAAGAAAAACCCACTGACGCGCGACCCCGATTCATCTTTAATCCACCGCTCGTTCATTTGGGATTACCAACCTGGACTAACTTCGCCTGCATACGCGGAGTATAACTCGCAACGAAGAGTTTTGTTCATGGTCTGGACGGACCCGGCATCAGTTCTGCCATCCTCCGCGCTTCTTCACATTTTACGGATCCCGTAGCAATCTGCGTTGACGGTAGCTCTCACGACGCTCATCAACACTACCTACTACTCTAGGCTGTAGATGCTACATTCGTCCGCGATATTTTTCCGGACCTCTGCTCTTAATGCGGAATGGATTCTCTAATGATCAACTAGTTGATAACTCTTGGCACCGATTTTTCCACAGAGTTTTAGGCGAGCTATGGCGACAACAACATGTTGGCACGCGGGAAGATAAAAGGTACCACCACAAGTGGACATTGCTTTCCCACTACTCTAGGCAATACCCTACGAGTGAGTGCTTACTTTAGGTTGCTCGCAGAATTAGCGAGAGTCCGTGTCTAACTCTTGGTCTCAGGTGACGATGCAATGATTA